TCTGTCCACCAGCAGGCAACTTGAATGATGTGAATTCTTTTTCGATATCATCTGTCAATGAATTCCAAGACTCATTGAGTGCTTTACTTTTCACGCTGTCAGATAGATTGTCATATGCGGCGGCCAATGTTGCAAGTGTTTCTGCCTTACCACCAGACATAAGTTGAGAACCACCATATTTTTTTAGACTAATATGTTGTTTATTAATATACATATCAGTTTTAGGTGTTTTTGTAGAACCACCGGCAGGTTTACCTGTGGTTTGAATGAAGTAAGAATCCCATTTAGGATTAAGTGGTGCGTTACCAGAACCAAAGTGTTTCATAGTTCCACTTGGTCTACCAAATGCATTTTTTACAATCTTGTCACCAACTTCCATCCAATCATCATAAAGTGGTTTCCAATTGGTTTCTGCTGATTTGATTGCCGCTTTCTTGTCTTGACGCAAGGATTTCATATTGTAGGCTGCACAGATGATATTCTCAAACTCTGCACCCCTTGGTTTTTTACCCTTTGCCTCTACAAGTTCAATATGTTCCTTGAGAGTTAACATTTCAATCACTCCATATAAATTACATACTTATTTATATAACAAGTGATTTAGATTGTCAACCCTTAACAGTCAAAAAAGCAGGCATAGGGTGTTCACCAAACGGTTTATTCTTGTTTAAGTGGTAACAAACTCTAGATGCATCTTCTTCAAACTGAAAATCTTGCACGACTCTTCGTGATGGAAGTTCGATGACTTCCCATAGTTTTGTCTCAAGGTTTACGTCAGTGAAGTACTTTATTTGTTCCTTCTTCCTATACCTTGAGGTCAGAGAATTTTTCATATCCTTTGCTCTTTCCAGCAAACGGTGTGTTATCGAATACATTTTCATCTTGTCCACTATCAACTAAATCTCCCTGTGCTTCTTGTTCACAATCATACAGACGCATCTTTGCTCTGTCTATTCCCAATACAAATCTCTTATTCATAGTAGGGTCATTGTATCGGTTCTTCAATTGTTTGACCACAATCTGATTGAGGTCTTCTAGTTCCTCTGTCGAGATTAGTGCAAACATTAGGTCGGCCGTTGCAGGCAAACCAAAACTTTCTGAAGTGTCTTCTAGTCCAATGTCTGTGGAAGTGAACCCTGTTCGTGTTGTCTGGGTTGCAGACATGATGGGTACATTCGTTTCCACTGCAAGTCCTCTTAGTTCTTCTGCAATCGACTTGATATAGAAGTAAGAGCCTACATTTGCATTTCCTTTGAATCGTGAAGATGCACATATATTTAGATAATCAATAAAAATAATGTCTGGTCTGAAACTACGTTTTAGTGCGAGTTCCTTGATAAGACTTCTGAAATGTCCAACGTGTGCTGACGCAGTTGGGTATTCCTTAATAATCAACTTTCCGTTTGTCTTTTTTTGTATCTTGGATAACTGTGTTTCAAACATCTTCTTTGGAAGAGAATGCAAGTCATCCATTGTAACATTCATTAGATTCGCATCAATACGTTCTGCAATACGTTCTTCTGCCATCTCCATTGTGATGTACAGAACATTCTTACCTTGCATAAGTGTTGATGACGCAACATGACACATGAACAACGACTTACCAACACCAGTTCCGGCCAGTGCGATATTCAATGTCTTTTGTGGTAATCCACCTTTAGTAATCTTGTTGAAATAATCTAGGTCAAACGCAATCTTCTCTTCTTTCTTGTGATAGAAGTCAAATCGTTCTGAACCATCTTCAACGTAGTCGTGACCAATATTAGTATCAAATGATACTGCAAGTGCCTCAGATAGAATGGATGGGATTGCTTCTGGTGTTCTCTCCTTATCCTTTCCATCAATAATTCCTATTCCTTCAACAACCGCATTGTAGATTGCTTTGTCTTTGCAAAACTTTTCTGTGGTATCAAGTAACCATTGCGTGTCAACATCTGTCTTTTCAAGCGAAGCAATGATACCCACGATTTTCTTATACTCATCATCATTGACATCCTTTCGATTGTCGAGTTCGATAGTGAGAGCTTCCTGTGTCGGAATTGCATTGTACTTTTCAGTGAACTTCGTAATCTCTTCAAAGATTACACGTTCATTCTTATCTGCATAATATTCTGGTTTGATAAATGGGATTACTTTCCTTGCGTAATCCTCATCCCAAATCAGATTAGTTAGTGTGGTTCTCTCTATCGTCTGCATCGACATATTGTAAACTATCCTCGTTTAATTGTTCCATAATAATATGCTGAAGAATGTCTCCAGCAAGTTCAAAAAAATCATCACCAAAAAAGTCTTTTGGTAAGTCATTAGAATCTAACATATCCCATTCAAAATGTAAAGTAGCTTTGTCAGTTTTTTTATCCTCTGAAACATCTACTTTACCATAGCGATATACAACACCTTGGTACTTTCCTGCCTTCTCAGTCAGTCCAATACCTGTCCATTTCTGGTCTTTGTTTTCTACATATTTGAAGTAATCGCCCATGTCCTTCATTAGATAATAACCTTTCCTTGTGCTGGAACGGCAAGGCCTGTTACTGCCTCCGTGTATGCAGCACTAAATTCTGGATTAGTTTCTGTTAGAATAACAACTCCACCAGCATAAAACATTCCCTGTTTTGGATTTTCTGTACCTGTCATACAGATACCCCTTGCGAAACCTACTTTGCCGTCTGGGGTATTTACCAACATTCTTGGATTCTCAAGTGTAATGTTTCCATTATTCTCATGCATAAATTTGCCAATGTACTCACCAGCAAGTGTTACTAGTGATACTATTTTACCGTTTACCATAATTTCTCCTTAAACATAATGAAGGTAACTTCCAATTATATATTTGGATTTGTCACCTGTTACTTTTCGGCCTGCGTGAAGATGTGTCCACATTGGTGGGAACATCAACATTCTACCTGCCTTCGGTGTTACAGAAATATCCCTCTGGGGGAAATCTGTTTCACCACCTTCTGGTTCATTGAGGTATAGAAAAAATACCAAGAACCGTCTTGCAGATGCATAGTTTCCTACATCTACATGGTCATGAAATTCATCAACACCATTTGGTTCGTATCGTTTCATGCGATACATTTCATAAGCATATTGTTCTGGGAACATCTTGTTAGTTACATCACAATCTTCCATGTATCTGTCGATACAACTATTGAAGGCGTACTGCAAGTTATCTTGATATGGTTTCCAGTTCTTATACTGTTGCAATGTAATTTGAGTAAAAGAACGATGACCCTTTAGTGTTTGTTTATCAAACTGGTCTTCGTTCTTTTCAAACTCCTCAATCATGTGGTCACACATGAGTTGTGGAATCACATCATCATAGACACGAATGTAGTTTTCATTCAGATTCTTGAACTGCATCTTCAACTTCCACTTCTTGATGATTACCGTACTTGAATTCTTTCTGTGCAAATTCGTCAAGTTGACGCATTACATCTTCAGTATAGAATTTTTCTGGGTCATTATTGATTGTCTTACCGAATGTCTTTGTGCCATCTGGTAGTTCAATACGAGTGGAAACTGATTTAAAGATACCTGCCTTGAGAGCAAGTTCAAGTAGACCATAGTACCTATCCAATCCACGTTCATACATCAGACGTACATCAACCATCTTGTTTTCGATAGTCAAACGTGACTTCTGATTTTTACAGTGAATGATATTACCAACAACTTCAGTACCGTCTTTCTCTTTCTTCTTTGAAAGATACACGATTGAAGATGCGGCATACTTCAGACCAGAACCACCACCCATTTCTTTTGTTGGGAACATAGAACCTACAACGTCATATGTATGGTTGGTAACAATCATTGGTACTTTTGCCTTACCAAGTTTCAAGGTCAATACTCTAAATGCGGCCTTGAGAACTTGGGCCCGTGTCATATCTCTGGTTTCCTTACCTTCGGCAGTATCATCAACCTCTTTTGTAGTTGACAACATACCAAGTGAATCAAGACATAACATAATTGGTTGTCTGTTTGCTTCATCTTGTCTTAGGTAATCATCCAGTACACGAATTGCCTGTGTTCTAAACTCTTGTACAGTTGTTACTGGTAGAATGACCATACGTTCTGGGTCAATACCCCTATCAACAACCATTTGTTTAGTGATTGCACTTTCTGATTCAAAGTACAAAACACCAGCGTTTGGATTTGCATCCAAGAACGACTTCACCATTCCCATCACGAAAAATGTTTTACCTGTTGCACTTTCACCAGCAACAGCAGTAATCTTGTTCGCAGGCAATCCACCATAGATTGACCCACTCAGTAACGCATTAAAGATATATGAACCAGTGTCAATAAAGTTATCAACGTCACCAGCCTCTACACCCTCAGATACGAGTGCGGCGTATTCGTTGCCCGCCGTCTTAGCAATGTTTTTCAAAAATTCCATAGTTATATATCACCATCCTTTCGATTTTCAGAGAGATACGCATCAAAACCGCCTGGGTATCTTGCCTCCAACTTTTCGATATTTGTTTCAATCACATCATCTATAGTAATATCTAGTGCGATACAAGCCTGGGCTATGTACCACATGATATCTCCTAATTCTCGTTTTGCATGGTATTGTGCATCTTCATCAAAGGGTTTACCTTGGAAGAAACACTTCTTCACAATCTCTGCGAACTCACCACCTTCGGCCGTAATACCGATTGCGGCAGTCAGAATCCTTTCTGGTTGAACACCATGTTCTTCAACAACCTCACAAGACTCAGTGAAGTACTCAGCATCTTTTGATGCTTGACTAGTCACCTCATCCACGAATTCTGCATACTTATTAAAATCAACAGTCATAATTTACCTCACTTTACTGCAATTGCACCCACGAACATATGGTTACGCCAAAACGGTTGAACGTCCTTGAACCCAGCATTATATATCATGTCTGTAAGTTCGTTCCATGTATTTGGTTTCATCATATGTCTAAGAGTTCGTTCTTTGTTCATAATATCTTCAGTGTCAAATGACTTTCTTTTATAGTCATAATAATTGAATGTCAACATATCTTGAAAAGTTGCATTCTCACAGATTGTTTTCTCAGAGAAGATAAACGCACCACCACAGTTCAAACCGTGATAGATATTTTTAATAACTTGTTTCCTATCTCTCTTGGGCATAAACTGTAAAGTAAAGATAGAAGTAACAAGAGATGCATTATGAATTTCTGTATCTCTAATATCTTCATGTTCAAAGTACACCCAAGCGTTTGGGTCAAACTTATGAATTACATCTTCACGTTTTACAAGGTCATCTTGAAACCCATCTGCAATCTCAATACCGTACCAACTTGCATCAGTACAATGGTCATAGTTGGCCTCGATTAGTCTTTGTGTCATCTTACCTGTAGAACAACCAAGGTCATACACGTTTGTATCGTTCTCTACAAAGTAACGAGATAGACTAACAATGTCCTCTAGTAAATGTCCATAACCACGAATAGAGTTTTCGATATGTTCATCAAAACCCTCTTCACGATGTGCGAATGTAAAGTCAGCCATTGTTGTATACTCCTATCACCTTTTCATAAACAGATGATGCAATCGCCTTTAACATCAAAGGTGGCACCATCCTACCAATTCTTTCTGCACGTTGATTCCACTTACCAGTAAGAACAAAGTCATCTGGAAGGGATTGAATTCTCATCAGTTCACCAATAGTTAGTTTTCTAGGTTCAGACCAGTGGAATGAACCAGCATTAGTAATACCAGAACCCATTGCAGTAATTGTGGGGGCTGGTTGTTCTAATGAAACTCTCTTCAAATTGAAGTGACTGTTTCGTTCATTGAAGTCATCACCATTCAAAACTCTCTCTGGGAAAGTTGGCATCTTTGCACCAGTGTCTTGCCAGTACTTTGTACCCAAGAATCTTTCAGTCAACATATCAACTTCTTCTTTGTCATACTCTAGACCATTGAGTGCATCCTTCAAAGGAACAACATAGTCAAAGTTCTCTGGGAACACACTACCAATGTTCATAAATGTCAAACCAACTTTAGTAGTTACATCATTACGAACACCGATAAAGAACACTCTAGTTCTTGTCTGGGATACACCAAAGTAACGACTATCTAAAACCTTTGCACAAACATCATAACCAATCTGGTCAAATGTGTTCTGAATCTTGTTGAAGTATTGTTTTGCCTCACCAATAGTCAGGCCTGCAACATTCTCTGCAATAATTACTTTTGGTCTAATCTCATCTGCAACTCGTAGAAACTCAAAGAACAAGTCTTCAATGTTCTCGACCATCTTACCATCAGAATACTTTTTAGTTTGACCCCAACCATCAGAGTGTTTACCACCAGTAGTATGACACATTTTACCAGCAACTGAAAATGCAGAACAAGGTGGTGAACCATCAAGAATATCAAGTTCTCCAACCTCAAGTCCAGCAACATCTAAAAAGTCTTTACCAGACAACTGTTTGATGTCGCCTGGCAAGATTGGTGTATCTGGGTAGTTTTCTCTATAAGTGTTCTGGGCCTCTTCTACAAATTCATTCATGCAAAGAATCTTACCGCCTGCAAGACGATATCCTGTAGAAGAACCACCCCCACCAGCAAAGGTAGAGATGACTTTAAATTTGTTTTGTGCAGATGCATCACGCACATCTTGTATTGTGTATGGTTTATAACTCATGCAAAGAAATCCTCCAAAGTTGTCTGCGTACCGTAGGAACGGTCAATGTTCCATCCGATATTGTCAGTGATGAAAGATAGTGGTTCAACAAATGCTTTTTCATATTGTGTATCATAGTCGATATACTTGTGAATGTCAAGTTCTTTTGGAACTTTTGTCATGAAAGATATGACATTCGCACCCAATGGGTTGGGTTGTCGCAGTTGAATGAACTTAATCTTGTCACCCTCTTGAATATATGGATATTTAGCATTCAAGTTTTTCTCACTTATCATATGATTGTAAATAAGTGAACCCTTGATATGCATGGGTGTTCCTTTGCGATAGATGGATGCACTGTCACGAAACTTCTTTAGTCCATTGACAGAACGAGGATATGCAATCTCCTCAACAGGTAAGTTGATAAACTCCTTACGAAAGTCTTGGATGAAAGTGTTGAGTTCTTTCTCATCACCAGACATGATAATCTTCAGTGCCTCTTTAATCTTTGCACGACATGGTGCAGGCGTTGAAGACTTGACAGCCTCGATACCCATAATCTTTAGTTGAGGTTCTTTGAAACGTACACCTTCAACATCCCATGCGTTGAGAATGTACCTTTTCTTTGCAGTCCAGATTCCTTTGTCTGCAACCACCTCACGTTTCATCTGCATCTTCTGGTCATACGCCTGAACATAATCTGCAAGTTCTTTGTAAGACTTGTCAATAAATGGTTCAATCTTTTCTTTCGCAATCGTATCAAGGAAGTCGATGGGATTGTTTGGTTTAACTGCATCAATGATAGCGTCAAATGTAACATAGATAGAATCTGTGTCAGATGCAATAACAAAGTCTTTACCTTCTGTATTGAGTATCTTGTTTAGATACTGATTAATCTTTTTCTCAATCCAACGAATGGACAACTGACCGGCCTTGGTGATACCTTCTGCAATCGCAAGGTCATAGTAACGAAAGTATTGATTACCAATTGCACCATAGGCAGAGTTCAGTGAAATCTTTCGAGCCATCTGGATGTTGTTGTAACGACTGATATACTTTTGATACTTGGGGTCTTTGGTATCTTCAAAGTCCTGTTTGGCCCGCAACATCTTTTTCTTGAAGATGGTACGGTCATCGTAAATCTCTTGCATCATCTCTGGAAGGAAACCCTTCTTGTCCTTACGATACAACGCACCGTTAGGTGTAATAGTGCATTGGTCTGGAATATCAATTGGTGTTTCTTTCAACATCGTGTCAACGTCCAGTTTCATGTAATCGCCAGTGACCAGTGTTTCTGGTGACATATTGTACTGCATGATAAGATGTGGATACAGTGAGTTCAAGTCAAATG